GCTGCGTGCAGGGGTTCTTCCTAGCGCTTGAGTTGAAGGCAGGCAAGGGCAAGACAACAGCGCTGCAAGACAGAGAGATTGCAGCCATCAACAGCAACGGAGGTATAGCCTTCGTTGTCAACGAGAACAACATCAACGAGGTGAAGGAGATAATCACATGGATAAAGACGAATTTCAAACAATCAGTGCTGTCATAGACGGCAGGCTTGCAGCGATGGGCACGGAAGGTGCCACGCACATGGTGCGCATGTTCGAGATGATCTCAGCCAGCTTCGCCAATGAAGAGCAGCGCCCTACGGTGCTGATACACGGGGTGGGCAACAACCTCATCGTGCTGTCGGTCAACGTCGATGAGTTGGAGATGGTGGGTATGCTGGCCACGGCCTACGCCAAGATGCACGACACATTCATTGGCGACATGCCAGAGCAAGGAGAGCTGCATTGAGCGCACCATACGACACCATCATCACCGTGGACTTCGAGACACGGTGGTCAACCCGACCAACGTCATGGACAGCCGAGCCATTCACGCTCAGCAAGATGACCAACGAGGAGTACGTACGTGACATACGTTTCAAGGCATTCGGAGCTTGCCTTCATGAGTTCGGAAGCAGTGCAGTCACTCAGTGGTATCGAGGAGATGAGCTTCCTAGAATCCTATCAACATACGACTGGGGACGAACAGCAGTCTTGGCACATAACGCCCAATTCGATGCGGCCATCCTCGCTTGGAGGTACGGGATTAGACCCGCCTTCATCTTCGACACGCTGTCAATGGCGCGAGCTTTACGAGGCGTGGAGGTTGGCAATAGTCTCGCCAGACTTGCGACAGATTTTGGTCTTCCCGCCAAAGGGACTGCCGTACACAGTACCGATGGTGTGGCCGAGCTGGACAAAGACTTGGAACTTGAGCTTGCAGACTATTGCAAACACGACGTATATTTATGCGAGCGAATTTTAGAGCGCCTTGTTCAAGGCTACCCCAAGTCAGAGCTGCGCTTGATCGACATGACGCTCAGGATGTACACGCAGCCTGTCTTGCAGTTGGACAAGCTCATGCTGGCTAACGCGCTGGAGGAAGAGAAGGAGAAGCGCGAAGAGCTGCTGTCCCGGTTAGGCGTGACAGATGCAGCGTTGGCCAGCAACGGTCAGTTCGCAGCACTGTTGGAAGCGGTAGGCATGCCGCCACCCATGAAGAAAAAGAAGCCGACTACCAAGACACCGAATCCGATAGGTATGAACTATGCCTTCGCCAAGACGGACGCCATGTTCCAAGCCATGCTTAACGGTACCAACGAGGATGTGGCAGCGCTGTGCGAGGCACGGCTGAAGGTCAAGTCCACCACGGAGCGCACCAGAGCACAGCGATTCTTGGAGATTGCAGGCCGGGGCACCCTACCGGTACCCCTGAGCTATTACGGCGCAGCAACGGGCCGCTGGACGGCCAGCAAGGGCAGCGCTATCAACATGCAGAACCTCAAGCGCGGGTCGTTCTTGCGCAAGGCCATCATGGCACCACCGGGGTATCAGCTGGTGGTCGGTGACTTGTCCCAGATCGAGCCGCGTGTGTTGGCGTGGTTGTCTGACTACGACGAGATGCTCGACATCTTCCGCGCAGGGGGTGATCCGTATGCTGCCTTCGGGGCGCAGATGTTCTCGATCCCCGGCATGACCAAGGAGAGCCACCCAGTGCACCGCCAATCGGCCAAGAGCGCATTGCTAGGTGCTGGGTATGGGTTGGGCTGGGCAGCGTTCGCAGCGCAGCTTCTGGTGGGGTTCCTAGGCGCTCCACCGCTACGTTACTCCAAGGCCGAGGCGTTGCAGCTGGGCGTGACCAAGGATTACATCGACCGGTTCCTGAGCTGGGACGACAACATTGCGAAGATGGGGGAGATCGCACACACCTGCACCGCCAAGGAGCTGCTCATCCACTGCGTAGCTGCCAAGAAGATCATCGACATATACCGTGCCACTGCGTATCAGGTTGTCTCGTTCTGGTCGATGCTGTCAGGATTGATTCAGACTTCGTTGTTCGACGGAGATGAATTTACTTACAAGTGTCTGACGTTCCGCAAGGAAGAGATCGAGCTACCCAACGGCATGAAGCTGCTGTACCCCAACCTGCGCAAGCAGAAGAAGAAAGACGGCAAGAAGGGGGAGATGGAGTGGGTGTACGGGGAGGACGCTACCAAGCTGTACGCAGGAAAGATTGCCAACAATGTCACGCAGGCGACAGCACGGATCGTCATGACTGATGGTATGCTACGGGTGTCAAAGAGATACTTCGTGGCCGGTACGGTTCACGATGAGCAAATTGTGGTTGTGCCTGACGAAGAGGTGGAGTTCGCTAAGACTTGGGTCTTGGCGCAAATGACTATGGAGCCACGGTATTTGCCGGGCATCCCATTGGACGCTGACGGTGGCGCGCACCGTCGTTATGGACTGGCTAAAGGTTAGGAGAAGCACATGATGGCAAAAATAAAAGCTATGTTCCCACGGCGTATGCGCGTGGGTAAGAAGATGTATTCGGTCGAGGTGGTCGAGGCCATGATCGAGAAGAACTGCGTAGGCCACACACGCTACGCAGACCGCAGCATCAAGATCGCTGCCAAGAACAACAGCACAGGACGCTTCCTTGCAGGCGCTGAGATTCGTGACACGTTCTGGCACGAGATGACACACGCCATCCTTGAGGACATGGGACGGCACACACTGAACCGTGACGAGCGATTCGTGACGGAGTTCGCTAACCGGCTGTCCGCAGCCATTGACTCCGCGAGGTTTTGATGGAACAAGAAAACCCCGTTGACGAGGCGTACGTAAACGCGCTGCTGTACGGCATAGGCATTGTGTTGTTGCGGTTTGATGGACGCGCGGTGACATCACGAGTTATTCCCCGCAGCGAGTACGAAGAATTCGGTCAAGCGCTTACGGAGTTCCCCGAAAGTATAGACATGAAGAAGGATACGAAATGAAAGTAGTTTGGTCGCACTCAGCGCTGAAGGATTACGAGTCCTGCCCTAAGAAGTACCACGAGGTGCGGGTACTGAAGAAGCACAAGTTCACCGAGACGCAAGCCACCCTGTACGGGACTGAGCTGCACAAGGCAGCGGAGGACTACATCGGCGAGGGTACGCCACTGCCCGAACAGTTTGCGTTCACGAAACCTATGCTGGATGCGCTCAACAAGAAGCCCGGACGTAAGCTAGTCGAGCACAAGATGGCGCTTACCACTGACCTGAAGCCATGCGGTTGGGTTGGGCCAGAGGTATGGGTTCGCGGTATCGCCGACCTTATCGTCATGGACGACGACAACCTGACGGCATGGGTGGTGGACTACAAGACGGGCAACAACAAGTACCCGGATCGTGAACAGCTCAAGCTCATGGCCATCATGGTGTTCGCGCACTTCCCACACATCCGCAAAGTGAATGCGGCCTTGCTCTTTGTCGTGAAAAACGATATGGTCAAGATCAGCGTGGGAGTCGATCAGGCTGAAGGCGAGTGGTGGTCATACCGCAAGCGCATCGCCCGCATCGAACAAGCGCATGAGACGGGCGTGTGGAACCCGAAAGCCTCCCCCCTTTGCCCGTGGTGCCCAGTCACCACTTGTGTACACCATACCAAACGATAGGAACAGTCATGGCAACGAAACGCAACTACAAGAAAGAGTACCAGCAAGACCTGACCACAGGTAAGTCTGGCCCCGGTTCAGATCAGCATGAGCGGCAGAAAGCACGGCGCACGTATGACGCCAAAGGCATCGACCGCGCAGGCAAAGACATTGACCACATCAAGCCGCTGCGTAAGGGCGGCAAGACTACACCGGGTAACTTGCGGTTGCGAAGTAAGAGCGCCAATCAAGGCGACAACAAATAACTACACGAGAAGCAAATGCAAGTCATCGACAACAAAGCACTCCTCTTCAAAACCAGAAACCCCGATAAATACGCACTGATACCAAAACACAAAATCCTGTCGGAGACGAACGGGACGTTCGAGGTATTGGTGTATTGGGGTTTAGAGGAAGTTCAGGTACTACGAAACTTAGGTGTCAAAGATGTACCTTCGCCCATCACGGGCCGGTACGGTTGGCCGGGGCGCTATTCACCGATGGCGCACCAGAGATCGACGGCGGACTTCCTGACCATCCACCGCAAGGCATTCGTGTTTAGCGAGCCGGGTACTGGTAAGACGTTGAGCGCTTTGTGGGCCGCAGACTACCTGATGAGCATCGGCAAAGTCAGGCGTGTGTTGATCCTCTGCCCGCTCTCGATCATGCAGAGCGCTTGGCTGGGGGACTTGAGCAGCAGCGTCATCCACAGGTCTGCCGTTGTAGCGCACCATGCGCAGGCTAGCCGCCGTATCGAGATGGTGCAGCAGGACTTCGAGTTCGTCATCGCCAACTACGACGGCTTGAACCTGATCGCCAGTGAGGTGCGCAACGATGGCCGGTTCGATCTGGTGATCGTTGATGAGGCGAACGCATACAAGACCCCTACGACCAAGCGCTGGAAGGCGCTGGCCAGCATCCTGCAGCCTGAGACACGGTTGTGGATGATGACCGGCACGCCTGCTTCGCAGTCCCCCGCAGACGCATACGGCTTGGCCAAGCTGGTTAACCCCAACGGCATCCCCCGGTTCTTTACGGCGTGGCGCGACAAGGTGATGCACAAGATCACGATGTTCAAGTGGGCAGCGAAGCCCGCAGCCCCGCAGCTCGTACACGAGGCGCTACAGCCCGCGATACGCTTTACCAAGGCCCAGTGCTTGGACTTGCCGCCAGTGCTCACCACGACCCGTTTGGTGCCCATGACGGTGCAGCAAGCGAAGTACTACAACACGCTCAAAGATCGCATGTCGATTCAAGCGGCAGGCGAGACGATCACCGCCGTCAACGCAGCGTCAGGGTTGAGCAAGCTGCTGCAGATCAGTTGCGGCGCTGTATACACAGACGACAAGGACGTGGTGGAGTTCGACGCTGGCCCCCGGCTGTCCGTGCTGGAAGAAATCTTGGAAGAGACAGATCGCAAGGTGTTGGTCTTCGCCATGTTCCGCAGCAGCATCGACAGCATCTACAACCACCTGACCAAGAAGGGGTTCAAGGTAGAGCTGATCCACGGCGGCATCACCCCGAACAAACGCGCTGACACGATCAGGCGCTTCCAGAACGAGCAAGACCCCCGCGTGTTGGTGATGCAGCCGCAGGCTTCAGCGCACGGGATTACGCTGACCGCAGCCGATACGGTGGTGTTTTACGGGCCGCTGATGTCGGTCGAGCAATATATTCAGTGCATCGCACGGGCTGATCGCAAGGGTCAGAACTCGGACAAAGTGACAGTTATCCACATCGAGAGCAGCCCCGTAGAAAAGAAGATGTTCACAGCTTTATCCACAAAGGTTGTGGATAACTTTACCCTGACCCAGATGTTTGAAACCGAAATAAATTCCTAAGAAAGGGCTATACGACACCAAAAACCACGCTACACTTGTCAAACGATAGACACAAAAAGGAGAAAGCAAAATGACTGAAGACACGATACCGATGGACAAATTGGCCCGCATCTACCGAAAGATCAAGGCAGAGATTGACGAGTTGACCAAGGACTATGACACCAAGGTCGAGACGTTGAAAGCAAAGCAGGACACCCTGAAGTTTGCTATGAAAGACCAGATGAAGGCGCTTGGCGTCAAGTCTGTTAACACCACCTTCGGCACTGTGTCGATGGTGCAAAAAACCCGCTACTCCACGCAGGACTGGGACTCGTTCAAGGCATTCATTGTCGAGAACGATGCTGTTGATCTGCTGGAGAAACGTATTGCCCAGACCAACATGGCGCAGTACTTAGTGGAGAACCCCGGTTCAGTGCCACCCGGCCTGAACGCATTTTCGGATTTTGAAATCCGCGTTACTAAACCTTCCAATTGAGGCGCATACCATGAGCAAAGTTTCCCTATTCAACCCCTCGAACGTACCCGCGTTCGCCCGCAACAACGTCCTGTCCGAGACCGCAATGGCCCTGACGGGCGGTAGCTCCGGCGCTGCTGCAGGCAAGCGTATCTCGATCAAAGGCGGCGTGTTCCGTTTGATGGATAACGGCAAAGAAGTCGCTGCCATCGAAGACCGTCATCTGGACATCATCATCGTCAAGGCAGCACCAAAGGTTGGCCGTCAGTTCTACGCAGCAGCGTACGACAAGGATGCTTCGGCCACAGCGCCTGACTGCTCTTCCAATGATGGCGAGCGCCCAGACCCATCCGCTAAAAACGCACAGTCGCAGACTTGCATGACGTGCCCACAGAACCAAGCAGGTTCCGGTACGGGTAATAGCCGCGCCTGCCGCTACCAGCAGCGTCTGGCTGTGGTGCTTGAGAACGACATGGGCGGTTCCGTCATGCAAATGGTGTTGCCTGCTACGTCGATCTTCGGCAAGGCAGAAGGCGACAAGCACCCCTTGCAGTCCTTCGCCCGCTACCTTGCGGCGCAGAACCCCCCGATCAATCCTGAGCAGATCGTGACCCGCATGAAGTTCGACACGAAGTCGGAGTCTCCTAAGCTGCACTTCGCGCCCACACGTTGGTTGACCGACGACGAGTACGAGACCATCAAGGAGCAGGCTGAGAGCGACGACGCACAGAAGGCCATCGTAATGAATGCAGCGCAGACCGATGGCGTGAAGCCCGCTCCGTTGGCTATCGCCGGTAAGCCCCCCGCTAAGGCTATCCCAGCGCCTGTACCGGAGGAAGATGACGAGGAAGTGGCCGCACGTTTGGCGGTAGCCAAGCCCCCAAAGAAGCCTAAATTCACTTCTGCACCCGTGGTCGAAGAGGACGAAGACACGGCTCCTGAGCCAGAAGTGCGCAAGGCCCCATCCAAGGCAACCGCAGTTCCTTCGACCAAGGCCAGCCTCGCAGACATCGTGTCTGACTGGGACGACGAGTAATTAGTTTCGGGGGGAAAGCGGGAGACGCCTCGCTCTCTACCAATAGACTGGTGCCGCTCACAAGGAGAGTACCGTTAGTACCCCCACCTACACATATTTTGGAGAACCAAATGAAAAACACACTAGCAATCATCGCCGCAGCACTCACACTCGTAGCCTGTGGCAAGACGGAAGTCAGCTTTGCCTCGCTGGAAGAAGCCAAGGGCACGGCCCGCGAGAACGCGCTATGGAACGCGCAGCGCTATCGGCAAGAGAACGTCCTGCTCAAAGGCTGGGACATCGTAGGCCGTGGCGACTCTGCACAAGACAACGCGTGCCCTCAAGGCGACGGTTGGGCCACTATGGATTTCGTTAACCCCGACAAGACGCGCATCGTCAAAACGAAATGCTCTACGGTGTCGGCCAACACTAGCTGCTTGGAAGACGCGGACTTCAAGACCAAACCGTTTGCATCTGACGATGGTCACTGCCAGCCCACCAACAAGGTGCCCTACCCTCTGCCGAAGATCGCAAAATGATGATGCTCGACATTCTCATTGGCCTTGGCATGTTGGTGTTCGGTGCAATATGCTGGACAGCGGGCGTAACTTACGGTCGTCTGACTGCTCGTAAATAAGTTTAGGGGGGAAAGCGGATGCGGTAAAGAGACAAATCGGTAACCGACCCGTGCAGCGAGTACCCCCACCTACCACTATGGCCTACTCACAAAAAATCATAGACGCTGTTGCAGCGTCACCTAAGACGATGGGCAACAAGCTCGGGCGCTGGGCTATTCACTTGGACTTCCCCGTGACGAAGATCGCTATCGCTCTGGGTGTTACGCGCCAGACGGTCTACAACTGGTTTGAAGGTAAGGACATCTTTGTCGCCTACCAAAACCGGGTCGAACTACTACTAACAATAATGTCCTCGTCCAAGACGGCGGACGAAGCTTGGAGAAGAATATGCAAAGAGTACAACTTAACTCCGTGAGTCCACGGATGCTTTCCTACGAGGAACTGGCGCACTACGCAACGCTTCACGCTGCAGGAGAGCTGCCCCCTGAATGGGTGGACGAACTCGTCAAGCGCTTCACCCTTTTGCTCGGCAAATACGAAGCACTCCGCATGCAACACGAAGACCTCGGCATGCAATACGAAGAACTCTGCCTGCACGATCCCGACTAACTTTTAGGATACCTATGGAACCGCTTGATTTTCTAGCGGCGGTTTTGCCACCGCCCGGTAATGGGCGCTACTGCGTGGCAGAGCTGACGAAGAAGAAGGAACACGTTTATGTGGACACACTGGAAGAAGCACAGGTTGCGGTAGAGCGTTGGAAGAAGGCGAACCTTGACGTTTACTTTGGGCTGAGCACCTACGGCGACGAGAACAATCGCCAAGCCTCCAATACCCAGATGGCAAAGTGCATCGCCATCGACATCGACTGCAACCACCCGAAGGACGTGCCGGACGAGCACGGTGAATTCAAACCCAAGGCATACCCGTCAGCGCGTATGGCGGCGCAAGCCATTCTGGACTTCTCTAATGATGTGGGGCTGGCCGGACTAGGCAGCCCGTGGATGGTGGCTTCAGGCGGTGGTGTGCACGCATACTGGCCGCTGCGTGAGGCGGTAGAGATCGCTGAGTGGAAGCCTGTGGCAGAAGCGTTCAAGCGCCTGTGCGTGCAGAAGAAGCTGGGCATCGACCCCACAGTGACAGGTGACGCAGCGCGAGTGCTGCGCGTGCCAGCTACGCTTAACACCGGGGTCAAGGGCGGCAAGCGTGTGCGCGGTGAGACCAAGGTGCGGTTCATGCACGGCGGGGGCTTTTTCGACATCGAGGACATTCGCGGCGTACTTGAGACGAACTTGGCGGGCACCGCTTACGAAGTGAAGACAGCGCCGAGCACCGCCCTCATGCTACCCGGACAGCGGCCAAAGGGCGCACCATCAACATCGGCTGTGCAGTTGTTCGCTAACAGCGTTACGAAGTTCGGCAACATCTACAAGAAGACGAAAAATGGTGACGGCTGCGGCCAGTTGGAGTTCTACGCCCTGAACGCCGGTGACGACGGCATGGAGCCCGTGTGGCGTGGACTACTGAGCATTGCTCAGAAATGCGAGGATGGTGAGCGTGCAGCCCTATGGCTGAGCGGCTTGCATCCTTACGACGAGAACCGTATGCACGCTAAGCTGGCCGAGATCAAAGGCCCGTACCCGTGCACCAAGTTCGACTCGGAGAACCCCGGCGTTTGCGTTAGCTGCAAGCACTGGGGAAAGATCACAAACCCGCTGGCGCTGGGGCGTGATACGGCTGTCGTTACTGAAGCGAAGGAAGTTGAAGTCGAGTCCGTAGGGACAGACACTTTCCGCAAGATACTGCGCCCCGAGGCACCGTTTGGCTATGCGTATGGGCGCAACGGCGGTGTGTACATCGAGAAGCGCATGGAGAACGAGGATGGCACTGAGTCTAAGAAGCTGACGATGCTGATTAGCTACGACGTGTTCCCCCTCAACATCCTTGATACCGCTGGCGAGCACACCGTCCACATGATGGCGCTGCGTCCTGAAGGGGCACAGAACATTATGCTGCCCCAGAAGAGCTGCGTGAGCAAGGACGACACGGTGAAGTACCTAGCTACACAGAACGTGCTGGCTGCTTTTGGTTCAGGCAACGACAAGAACTTTTACGATTACATACGAGCGAGTG